TTTCTTAAATGAGCAAAAGCTACACTCTCTGCATAGCGTTCTGTTACCTGATTCTTTCTTACGATAGGTCTCAGGTATGTCTGTGTACTGACGCTCAAGTGGCTCATCGTTCTCTAGGTAGTCATACGTTTCACGCATCTTATTTAAGACAGCCTCAACGTCAACGTGCTTGGCTGAAACGTACTTGTGATGACCGTTAGCCTTGTTGACTACCCACCAGCCACCAACCTTCTTACCTGCTGCTGTAGCGTAGCCTACAAGCTGTGCTACGTACCCAAAAGGATCACTAGCCTGTAGTGTCTCAAGGTCAACAAACTTCTTAGTGTAGGAAAAATCAGATGCACTCTTAATGTCATCTACCCTGCCAGCCATAACTAAGTCATATTCACCCTTGATTGGGCGTCTACCTCCCCCTAAGTCTAACGACACGTACTCATTGTCTTGGAACTCTACACCAGCAGTGCGTAGGATACCTTTGAATACTGCCTCAACTATATCGCCTAGCATCATGTTCATCATGAACTGCTCTGGCATAGATGCCTTTTCTTCTGGTCTATTCTTTTCAAACCAGAGTTGACACTTAGGACGCCCTATGTTGGACATTCTAAGCCTGAACTTATCCCTTGGCCCACCGTTGAATTGCTTGTTTAGTCCTGCCGATACGTCAGAAGCAACGTTCTTAATTATTACTTCTGACATTTCTGCTTTACCTAAAGTAGCATCACGCATGAGTATCTTAATGGGTAATTCAGCAGCGTGTGTAAGGTCCATCCTAGAACGGGATTTCTTCTACTTGCACGATAGCGTCAAGTGTAGCAGGGTCTACCTGTACATCAGGCTTACGTAAAGACTTCCACTTGCTAAGTACATACTCATTACCGTAATCAATGTAGTCTACAAACGCCTGTACTGTACCGTGATCCTCTGGAACCATTTTAGTTTTGGAACCCAAGGTAGCAACCATAGTAGCATACTTGTTACCCGTAGGCAGGGTCTCTTTCTGAGAAGACAAAGAAATAGTATGCTCAATCGGAAGAAGCTTCTTAGACACAATATCTTTAAGTGCAGCATCTAAAGAGCGTTTACTGTCTGCATTCTTTACGTCCATTGTAAAGTCAACCTCTGAGTCGTAACCTGCTACAGCCACACCATTATCGTCAATGACTTTCCCTAGTTTAACTTTACCAAACAAAACCTTGGTATTCTTAACGCTACGAATGATTGCTTTAGTATCTTCATCTAAAGCTTCCCAATCTTTAACGTACTTACTAGGCCGACCAAGGTTAAACGTACCTTTGGTGTCTTTAAGATCACCTTTAAGCACAGTAGCCATGACAGTCTTGTTCATGGTGTTGCTGTCGCTATCCCACTGTGTCCACTGCTGACGCTGTGCAAACAAACGAATAGTAGCACTACGGCTATACACGGTGTTACCTTCTGCATCAGTCAGTTTGTAAGCACCCAAGGGTACAACTACCTTCTCTTCTAGTTCACCATCCTCATCTACTTGTTCACGCATAATAGGAGCCTGTACCTGTGCTAAACGTGCAAGGTTTGGGCCAGCCGATACCTCTGCATTGTCTGCACTGAATCCCATAGCTGCAGCAAGGTCTGACCCTGCCATCATTGTACTCAACTCATTGCTCATTATATATATCCTTTCTGAGCTTAATTTAGAACCGCAGTTATATCATATCACATCTTTAGTGTCAAGCCAATTCGGCCCAATCTTGGCTTCTAAAAGTAGTGGTACGTTCATCTTTATGCCGTAGTAATTATCAATGATACTATTAAGACTGTCGTTAACATCGTTAATGACATTGATTACCTCCTTTTGTTCATCAGGGTGTATGTCAATGACCGCTGAGTCATGGACACTATTAACTATGCAAGAGCGCATACTCTTAAGCCTCTTGTCAATCTCAAGCAACACAACAGGCACAACATCACCAGTAGCAAAACCTTGGACAGGGTAATTCTTAATCCTAGTGAAGTTGGTAGGTGTATTGTTTTCCCTTCTAGTCGTGCCGGGAAATGCATACTGTCTACCTGATACATTGGTTATCTTCTGAAACCGTATAGCCTCATCACCTAGCTTCTTGTGCCACTTAGCTATACCTTTGTACTTGTCAATGAAGTGCGTGTAGTATGCAGCTTCCGCTTTAGTTCTGCCATACCCTGTCGCGCCAAAGAGAGGGGCAAAGGTATGTTCCTTGGCAGCTTGTCTAGCAGTAGGTTGACCAGCATCAGAGATAATCTGTGCAGTGTAAGAGTGTACGTCAAACCCTGTGTTAATCTCTTCCATAGCTGTCTCATCCTGTGACAAGAATGCAGCAGCCCTAAACTCTAGCTGTGCAAAGTCTGCTTCCATAATCTTACCACCAGACCAACGCGAAACAAAGACACGCTTAACAGGGAACGTACCACCTCTAGGCATGTTCTGCATGTTAGGCTCACGCCCACTAAACCTACCAGTAGACGTAATGTGCTGCGTCAGTGATACGTGCAGTACATCGTTCTGCTTGGTAAACGTATCTATGCCCTCAACAAAGCTAGACAGGTAGCTAGACACAGCGTTCAACCGTTTCAAATCCTCAAGGAACGTAACAGCTACATCCATGTTGTTGTCCATAGCTGTAGCTCTGAGTACGTCTAGTACATCCTTGCTTGTAGAAAAACCACTAGCACTAACCCAAGATGCGCTAGGTGGGAAGAAACCAAAGCCAGCCATTCTATCTTGCTTCTTGAGTTGGTAGCCTCTGGCGTCACAGTCCTTACATTTGTTAGGTCTTGCATACCTACTGCCATCCTTCTTTACTTTATACGTTTCTGCACTGCCTTCACAAGTCGGGCAAGTGAACGCCTCAGTACGATACAAAAGGTCACTGTTAGCATTTACAATCTTCTTTAAGTCTGCCAGATTCTTACAGTTGTCAAATAAGTTAGGCCAATCATCCTTGGAGTGAGGCTTACGGCTAAAGATAACCTGAGACATTTGCTCTGGACTATTTAAGTTAACTGGTGTGTCACCCATAACATCACGCACTTGCATCTGTAGACGGGATTGTATAGTGCCACGCTCATCTTCAAACTCTTTACGCACTGCATTTAAAGCTTCACGGTCTACCTTCATACCGTCAGCTTTCATACGTGTAAGAAGCTTACATACCTCAAACGTAATGTCTCTCACTTTGATAAGACTTTGTGACTCAGGAAGCATGAAGTCTGCAACCTGAGAGTGAAACAGAGAAGCCGTGGTGTTACAATCAGCCTCAAGATAAAAAGTCAATTCTGATAATGGTATCTCATCAGTGTTGTACCCATCTTTAAAGTAACGCTTGAGGGTGTCATCCTTTTTAAAGTCTAGGTTCCTACGGATGGCAGTATTCTCAAGAGACAAAGAAATCTTTTTAGCTACACCTTTCGGTGAGATTTCTAGGTTGTTTCCTCTGAGTAAAATACTCTCAGCTAACATGGTATCCCATATAGGCCCATCGTACTTAAAGCCACACTCCCAAAGCCAAGCCAAGTCGTGCTGTGCGTTGTGCATAATCAGCAGGGTAGTGTGGTCTAGTATCTTTTGGATACGCTTGGACTCAACACCTGTCTGGTCAACGTATTCCTTGTGCTGTAAGTCAAACGTCAAAGCCTCAGTGCCATCGTCAACGTCACGCACCCCTACGTTAACTAGGAAGTTACCCTCTTCCCAAGGGTCAAGCATTAGCTTGCCATTACGTTTCTTTGTTGTGTTTTCTACATCTAATACAAATCTCATTGTATTCCTTTCATCAGGCTAGGTACTGCGACCTACCCCCATCTAATTCACAATGGACAACCCCATGCCATCCACCCTTTAGCTTATTCTTAGCTACGTTAATGTGACGTTGATTGTCTTCGTCATCACCCTCAGTAACTTGGTTCTTAGCAATCAACAACATCAGGTCTGCCTCTGCTGCCTTGCCTGTCTTACTCCCCTCTAACATGGATTGATCTAAGTAAACTTTATCTTGTGCATCAGCCGACAACTGGCTCATCCATATAATAGCACAGTCATACTTCTTAGCTATGTTCCTAGCGTGGATAGCAGCAGCCTTGAGGTACACATCTGACTTGTCGCTAGTCTTTAAGGCAAACTTATCACCCATATCAAGCACAACTATGTCAGGCTTGCTGTGTTTAATAATGTTCTCTACCCACCCTAAATCTTTACCTGTACTGTCAAACATACTAATCTGATCACGCACCTTCTTGTACCTTGCAGCAGCTAACGCATAGTTAGACTTAATCTCGTCTGTATCCATACTAGCAGCAGCGCACAGGTAGCGTTCAGCTACACGTACATACTCTTCCTCGTTACACAGTACCATACACTTAGCACCTTGCTCTGCAAAGCCTTTAGGTGAGGCAATAGTAGACGCATGGAAGCTTGTCTTACCTGTGTTGGGTCTAGCACCCACAATGATAAAGTGACCACTACTAATTCCTTCTATGCGCCCGGCGAGGCTAGGTATGTTCCACTTCCACTGTGACTGCTTAGTACCCGCCTCAAGGATGGTGTCTATATCAATGTCAGCCCACTCAACATTCATGTTAGGCATGAAGTTATCCTCATGTGCCTCTAGCACTTGGCGTAGTGGCTCAAGGGACGTAAGCTTACCGTTAACGTAGTCAAACCCTAAGTTAGCTACTTGCTCCCCTACGTGCTGCCTAAACATCCTAGACAGTACATCAGAGGCTAC